AAATCTATGAGCACGAGCAGCTTCTTCTACCTCAGAAATAATTATCATTGGTAGGATTGCTGTAATGTCGCCTGTAGTCATTTTAGCTAGTTCTTCTAAAGTTTTCATTTTTATTCTCCTCAATTTTTAAATTAGGGATCACTATAATAAAATAGGGTTATGATTTATAAGGCTTTCCATGTTTCACTGAGAGTCAGATGGATGGCTTCCAGGTTGCATTCTTGGACCTTTCTTAATGAGGTCATTTTCAACAGCTATCTTGACAGCCTCTCCAATAGATATTTTATCTCTAAGATCTTCTGGATTGCTAGAATTAACTCGACTCTTGGGCTTGGGTCTTTCCTCGGTAGTTGCAGTCAACTGCTCGGGATTCTTACCCATCCTCAACACATTTTCAGAAAGAGTTGCATATCTTTCTTTCCATGCACTGAGTTCAGATCTGATAGATCCGAGTTCTATTTCTAGGGCAATCTTCTGATCAGTAAGCTCATCTAATTTCTTAGATAAAGCAATTATTCTTTTATCTGACTCAGATTGTTCTGTCATTGTTTTGACCTCTTACTTTCCAACCATTTCTCTAAGATAACCCGCTTAGTTTCTGGGTGTTCTTTCAAAGTTTGTAGTATTTGTTCCTCAGTCATAGGGACCTCTTTTGGAGGTTCTACTTTTGGAGCCTCTTCAACCTTTGGTACTTCAACCTTAGGAGCTTCAACTTTAGGTTCCTCTTTTGGTAGTTCTCTAATACTTGGAACTATCACTATTGGAATCTCAAATGGTTTTTGCTCTACCTTAGGTTCCTCTTTAGGAGCTTCAACCTTAGGTACTTCAACCTTTGGCTCTTCCTTTGGAAGTTCTACTTTGGGTGCTTCTACCTTAGGTGCTTCCACTATAGGCTCTACTTTAGGAGCTTCTACTTTTGGCTCTTCTTTCTTCACCTCAGCAACCTTGGGTTCCTCTTTCTTTTCCGACATTATTTCCTTTCCCTCCTTTTCTAAGTTTTGGTTTACTGTTCCTTCAGGTGGCATACCATATTCAGGTGACTGATCAGGTTTGGGTTTATATTGACCATATTTCTCAACATGAGTGTCCATCCAATGTTTGTTGAAGATTACCTCATCAGTAAACTTCTCTCCACATACTGGACAAACTATTTGATCAGCAGCCTTCTCTTCTTTGCCACCAGTCTTGACAAATTTCTTAGCCTCTGCTTGAGTATCAAAGACTTTAACTATCTTCCATAGACCTTCTTCAGGAACTTCGAAGACAGTATATTTCTTAGTACCCTTATTGAATACAACCTTTAGTACACCTTTCTTAAGGTCATCAGATTGCTTCTCATACTTTGGGTAATAAGGATAATATGGGTAATAAGGATAATATTGTTCACCATAGTATGGATAATACCCATAACCTTGCTTTTCAGCAGGAGTGTACTTTCCATATTTCTCCATGTGATCCTTACTCCAATGCTTTATGAAGTCTTTGAAGTTTGAGAACTTAGCACCACATGCTTTGCACACGATACTATCTTCCATCTCTTCAAAAGGATCCTCATCAGATTTCTTCTCGGGCTTAGGATAAGCTTTATATTTCTTATATTTGTATGGATAGTATCCATATGGAGAATATGCATACTTGTATCCTTTGAGTTTCTTAGTGCTCTCAGGAAGTTTACACATTCTTCTAAGATCATCCAATTCAGCCTCTGATTGTAGTGGAACCTCTTCAAGATATTCTCCTTCTTCAATTAGAGCTACAACAAATGGAATGTCAGACTGAGCTACTGGTTTCTTATATTTCTTATATTTGTAAGGATAATAACCAGGGTAATCACTATTGCCACTTTTCTTAGGATAACCATAGTAATAACCATAGACTTTCTTAGTCTTTCTAAGTTCATCCAATTGTTCTTCAGAACTTAGTTCCATGAGTTCTAGATCTTCATTGTCTTCAACCCAAGCAAGGATAATTGGTCCTTCCTCTTCAGAGATTTCTAGGTTAGCAGCAGAGTTTTCTTCTTTTTCCATTTTATTTTCGCCTACTATACTTTCTTTCTTTTCTACTTTTAAATCTTTCTCCATTCTTGATAATTTCTCGCAATGGAATATAAAACAGCGATCACAGGCAGGATTTGATACTAATGAGAGTTCAGCAAACTTGAAGTCAAGACCCATCTTAATTCCTTCTTGACCAATAGGAATCTTATCCATCCAAGTTGACATTGATACAGCTTTGAACCTACCTGCATTAACATAATCAATTGCTTTCTGATCAGTCAATTTAGCTTTAAATTTCAAAGCTTTAAGAAGTTCATCCCAAGTAGCTTCTATAACTTCTCCAACAGTACGATCTCCAAATTCTTTATCTTGACCATGCTCAATCTTGATAGGTTTACCCATCAGTTGATCGGCAGCTTTCTTGATCTCATCACAAGAATAAACAACATTCTTCCAAATACCTTCTGCTAAAGCAACACCAGTAACTAGAAGTCCTTTATCTTCTAGAACAGTAAAGAAATCAAATGCTAGTTCTTCCTGAACAGATTCAAGCTTAACAGTATTCTTGAGGTTCTCTATTTCAAGTTTCCTAACCTGGAGATCTTGGTCTAATTGCTCAATCTCAGCTTCTAAGATTTCTTGAATACCTGATTGATCTTCAATGGTGTCCATAATCTTTCCTCACATATTTAAAGTATATATAAACTTTTAAGCTTTTCCTTTCTTTTTCATTTCTTGAGTCCAAGTATGTAGATTATTGTCTTTGATCCATTTAGTAGCAGTTTCTATAGGAGTATCACCTTTGAACTTAACTTGAGATACTCTTGCCCAATGTAAAGTTCCTGGTTTTGGATATAGACATACTAGGATATCTTCTACATAATCTGGAATACTAAGATCAGGGAAATAAGTCTTATAGTCAGATTCACATCTTGTGAATACTCTCATATCATAAAGATGAAGCCAATAGTAATCCCATCCTTTCTTCTGTCCCTGTATAAATGGATCATAGTAATCTCCTTTCAGTGGATCTCCACTTAGCGTCTGTGCTTGAGGTAGCTTAGATCGGATAAAAAACCAATCTCCTTCAGGAGATCTCTTCAAGACCCAGTATCCTTTGATCTTGTCTCCATAGAGTTTCATTGACATGAATCCACCAGTCTGCTCAATGATATCTATTTTGCCATGATCTAAGACATCTACAAAAGTTTCCAAAGATCCTACTTTTCTAGGAAGCTTCTGTCCTTCTATCATAAACCAATTCTTGGGATCATTGCATGTTTTTAGAAGTCCTGGTATTGGATCTCCAACATTAGCTTCAAGAGGATTCTTCCACAGATTCCATTCTATAAGAATCTTAGGATTCTCAGTTATCTTCACTCTAATATCCCAATGCTGTTTGTTATCCCAATAGTGTCGATGAAGTACAAACTCTCCAGATGCTAGAGAACTTTGCTCTTTAACTTTCCAAGAGTACATATCTGCTCCTTTCTCTTCTTGAATCAAATCATAGTTTCCTTTTAAGATCTTACCATGAAGCTTCAAATGATAGATCTTCCTATCTTGATCATCTGTCTCCACTTCAACTGTAGCAGATCCAGAATCAAAGTTTCTCATTGTAGCAATCAAAGTCTTAGTTGGATTGTACATCTCTCCTGGCTGAATTTTTCCTTCCCATGTCATCCATTTATTGTTAACTTTACCCTCATACATAGCTCCTATTTCATTGATTCTAACTGGATCTCCATCTAGATACCATGAGTCTACTCCATTAGTTTGAAGACGGAAATAGAATTCTACATGAGGTACTGCTCTGACAACTACTTGTCCCATATAAGTATTGACTTGAAGATTGAACTTTGCACCAGCTAATGGATTTACAGGTTCTTTCATTTCGAAGTCTTCACATGCTGGTTCTTCAATAGAAAGATCTTTGATACAATGCATGCAGTGAATACATTCTTCACATGTGAAATCATCTAAGATTTCACCAGTTTTTCTTGCAATTGCAGAACAATAAGCAGATGCTCTTTTCTCATTGAAACCTTTCTTATCCATGATCTTATTAACACAATCTTTAAAATTCTTGAATTCGGCAAATGGAAGTCCTTCTAGTTCTCTAAGGCTATCTTTCTCAGGAGTTGTCTTTGCCTTGCCTTCCATGTAAGCTTGCCATTTATCCCATAGCTCTCCAGATCGTTGATCGGGCGGAATAGGAATAACTCCTTTTGGAGGTTTCCATCCTTTCTTTATTCCTCGTTGTAAAGCATAAGCGATTTGAGTGCCAGGAATCATGCATTTCCACATGTATTCCATTTGACCCTTGATTGGTTTCTTAGTAACAGGATCTATCTTAGGAACTTGTACTCCTCTAAAAACTACACGAGCCCATTTTCCTTTTGGAAGGAAATTTCCTACATCAGTCTTTAGGAAGTATTCATGGAAATAAGGTTTCTGAGTTCCTTCCCAGAATACACCATGTTCAACAATGTCAAGTACTCCTGTCTCTTCTTTAGTAGCTCCTACTTCTCCAGGCTTAACTACACCATTTACTTTCAACCATTCTTTAGGTTGTCTAGCTAATTCTTCAAGAGATATCGAAAGGCTTTCAGTTTTGGGTTCAAGATAAACTATTCCATCTTCACATTTTATTAGATTATATTTCCATTCATTGCAGATCTCAGAATAGCACTTTGTTTCTGCTCTAAGTCCCTTATTTTTCTTATTGAAATCAAAAGCCCAATCCAGTTTCTTTATTTGAGCTTCAGCTTCAAGCATAGTTTTAACTTCAGGAGTACCAGATGGATTATCTAAGATGGTCCAACCAACAAGGTGATTATTCATTTCCATTCTGAAATCCTTGTGAACGGAAGCTCCTCTCCAATGATGTTGCATAACAAATCTTCTTTTGCACCCTGAAGGAGGATATTCCATGTATTGAGACATGCCAGATACTTGCAATTCTTCTTGGAATATTCCCAGTTCTTCGAAGAATTTGGGATCAATCATTTCTTTAGTGATTTTCATTTTTTTCCTATCTCCTAAGGTAATAGCAATCCAGGAGTTATGTTTAGATATTCTAAATAAGCTACAGAAGACAAAACTGCGAAGAAATCCACATCAAATTTATTTCCACTACTTATTATTAGAGGAGTGAAATTCTTAGGAATCAAAGTCCCATTTCTATAGACTTTGCATAAATTTCCATCAATAACAATTCTATAAGTATACCACTGATTAGCAGAGTGAGCAATGTTATATGAAATATTATCTATTTCAATTTTAGTGGAAGAAATAGTTACTCCTACGAATTTGTTTGCTACATTGGTTCTAATCATAAACATACTCATGCTAAAATTAGTAACCATAAATTTGAATTCAAAAGTTACTTGAGCTGGAAGTGGATAAGGAAGGATAAATGGAGGATTGTTAAGTCCTGAAACTATACCACTTAAAGTTCCAGCAGATGGATAGAATTTAACTTGTGAAGGAGATCCAAGAAATATGACATTAGAACTTATACCAGGTCCTGAAGGATAAATCTCCCACTTACCCTGACTAGGAAAATCATCTTCCAAAATAATATCGGGTCCATATAGATATACATAAGCGTCATCAATAATTTTCTCTATAGTTCCAGTGAAAGAAATAATCTTTGAATCTATATCCTGAATATTTTGAAGTTCAGCTTTTAATGCTGTTTTGTTATATTTCTCCAAAACTTCTTCTGGAGTTAAAGTATCAAAATAATTTTGAAGTCCTCTCCTTAAATCAGAATTGAGAAAGAGAACATTTTCTGTTGATCTCTCTTTCACATTACCAATTAGAGTTCCATCTGTAAAATAGACAACAACTTGATATTTTAAAGTACCAAGTGCTTCTAGAATCTTTTTGAACTTTGTTTGTTGATCCATTTATTTCCACCTAATTGATCTCGAAATTCTCTCTTCCATTTCCACTGTTGTATCTATAAGTAACTTCTGTCTGTGTTAATTCTTTCGTCCAGATCACTATCTCATCAAGATCTCCAGTATATGCCCAAGATCCTCCAGCTCTTGAAGCAAAATTCAAATTAATTGCATTTATAATAGTCCCAGACAAATTATCAACTACTGTGATTAGAGCTTCAGAAACTTTATCAACATATATTTTCACTCCAGAAGCAAGAGAATTTCCAGGATAAGTAACTATTAAATGATGCCAATTTCCATCATTGAAGCCATTTATTGTTCTAATTCTTAGAAGACTTTGTCCAGGATCATTGAATTTGGAAGAAAGAATAAATTCTATTTTTTCTGTATTTATTCTCAGACTCCAACCTTTGAAAGGATCTGCATTTTCCATTTTGGATGCTAAATGATATAGTCCACCAAAAATTACTGAAATTTTAAACCAACATTCTATGGAAAAAGAGTCGGTTCTTTCAAAACTAGCAAAATTGCCCAAATCAATATATTTTGGTGTAGTTAATAAGAAAGTCAACGCATTAGATCCTACTTTACCAGGAATCCAATCAGCAGGACCCATATTTATCAAAGTTCCATTATGACCTCTCCATGAAGAATCAGTAGCAATTGCTCCTACTCCTTCATTGAATTTCCAATGTCCATAAATTGAAGATGCAAATAAGATATTCTTCAAAATCTTATACAGATCTTCTGGAACAGCAGAACATTGTGAATAGGAAGTTCCACAAATTCTCTGATAAAGAGTTCTTAATCTGTCTCTAACATTTTCAGGAATAGAGAAAGCTCCTACTGAGAATGTAGATGAAATTCCTACATAGTTCTCAATTGCTACCAACAAAGTTTGAATAGCATCATCAGAGACTATCCCACTTGGATAAGAACTTCCAGTGAGAATCAGATAGATCTGTTGCAATTTTGAATATACTTCTTCAGGTATACCAAAAGGACTATTAGAAATTGATCTATGGAATTGAGCTTCCATCGTTTCTCCTTGATCTTTCTTTTTCAATATTCTTATTCTTTTCATTTTTACATCTCCATTAGTTTTTTACAAGGACATTCTTCATCTTCCTTAATTTCTGCTTCTGTCTCTGGTTCTACCAAGTAATCATAGTAGTAAGGCTTAACATATCTACATTTCCAATAGTAAGCTAATGAACAAGCAACTGGAAATCTTAGATACATTTTCTTGGATAAGTCATCCATAGTTCTAGCAAATCTAGGTTTCAAAGGACATACTTTTAGATCCTCATAGAATGGACATGGTGGAAGTTGAACTACTTCTTCAGCAAGAGTACTCAATGGAGCTGTTCCTGCTGCTATTAATTTCTTAACTACATCTAAACCATCAGGTTCAGTCTTATTTGGATTCCTAGCTTTGACAGTTGGAAACATCCATGTCCAATAAATTCTTCCTTTCTCTTCGAATTGAGCAATTCTAATTGGTCTAACTGCTAAGATATCTCCTTTACTGCATTTGACAGCAGATGCATAACTTCTACCAATAAGATAGTAACATTTTCCTTTCCATTCTTTGAAACCATTTTCTCTGATCTTGTCTTTCATACCACAAGGAACAGAGATAACACAATCATACATATATTGTCCTGGAATAACCTGTCCTGTCTTGAATTCTTTCTTAGGAATTACTTCCCAGACCATGACATCTATTTCTTTAACATTCTTTATCTTAGCCCAATCAGTAGTTCTACCAGTCAACTTGTAGATAGAATCTGCTTGCTTTAGCATTGCTCCTTCTGAACCTCTAATTCTTCTTACTTTAGCTAAAGTTCTATCAAACTCTCTCTTATCATGAACTTCATAACCTGGAACTGCTTTAAAATGATAGGTTCCAGATGGAATTATTTTATCAACAGCAGCTAATCTCTCGGTATATCCTTTCTGAGTCATATCTTGTCCATCATATATCATGCAGTCATGAACATGGAAAACAATATCTTCATCATCAAGCTTCATCTTTGTGGAAGTAATCCAAGGAATCATTTCTTCTCTTGGACGAGGTTGGCAGAAATCTTCTTTATCTTTAGTATCTTTACCTTCACAATTATACCAAACCATCTCAGTATCAATAATAAAATTATCTGCTTTGAAATGTTTAACCAATTCTTCTGCTGATTTCTTGAAGACATCTGCTCGATCTCTTTGTCTATCTTCTGTGAAGAACCAGACCTTGTCTCCCTTTCTATGGATTTGAATTCTCATACCATCAAATTTCTTCTGCATCACTATACCTTTCTCAATTCTAGATGCAGCCCAATTATTCCATAATGGAACTGGATCAAAGAATTCAAATTTATCAAATCCTGTTCCTGATTTCAAAGATCTAATAGGCTTTCCCAAAGCTATATCAGAGAGATATTCCCAAGGAGAATGTTTACCCCATTCATTAGGAGGAACTCTAACATAAGCTAATCTATAGATAGGCATTGAATAACCTACCTGTGGACCATGAGGATCAAAGACCCAATGTATTCTCTTAGCAACTTCTGGATCTCTTTCTCGGATTGCAACAGTTAATGCATTCATCAATCTTTTATCTGGAAATGATTGCTTGACTAATACATCTATGTCATGACCTGGCTGAGAGAGTTCTTTATTAACTGTACTTCCACAAACATGAATATGAGCTGGAGGATCCATAAGAATAATCTGTTCTGGAAATGCACTTAAAATTCTAAGAACTGGAAGATCTTGGAAATTAGCAGGGATGTTTTCATCAGGCTTATCTTTGGAAGCAAACCCTCTTGGAGTTGGATATTCTACCACATCTAAAGCTGTTGCTTCTGTCAATGGATCATCAATTTCATGTCTAATATTTCTATGAACCATTTCTGACCAAACAAAGATATGAGCATTACTCAAAGGCTCAGTAATCTTGCTCTGTTCTCGGTAGATAGCATGAAGTCGTTTATCTAAAGTTACTAGATCTTTGTCATCAAGTTTCTTACAATACACATCATCAATTCCTTCAAGATCTTTGAACTCTATTTTTGAGACATCTACCAATGCTTCTTCCTCTATCTTTGAAATAGAGAGAGTCTCAAATAATTCTTCAAATGTAGCTTCACCTTCAGTAGTACTTAATGAGTCTGTTTCTTTCAATGGAGTATAATTCCATCCCATTGATTTGAATGCATCTGCTATCTGATCATGCAATCCTTTTACTATCTTTTTCTGTTCAGTAAGAGAATAATCTTTGAATTGTGGACTCATCATTCTCTTTCCTGTTTGAAGAAGATGCCACCAAGCATGAACTATTCTGTGATCATCCAAGATTATCTTTCTTCCATGAGGAGTCTTCATAAGATCTTTAGCATTATAAGTCTTCCAATCTTGAATCAAGAAATCTTGAATTCTGTCCAAGGAATCCAAATAAGGATGAGACATCTTTCTATCCAGAAATTCTTTATTCACGAGATCATGAAGATCTAAATCTTGGACAAAATGACAATGAGCATGAAGTCTTATTACTACACTCATAGGAAGTTCCTTTAACTTCTCAAACTTAATATTCTTAGCATCAATCCAATTCTGAGTTCCCTTTGGAAGAGTAACTACAGTAGGAGGCTTAAATCGTTCTACCATCTTAACAGGATAAAAGAATAGTGGACCTTTACACCAGGCTTTGTAATCTTTACACCATTTCTCTCTAGTCTTCTCATTAATTCTATGCTTGTTTTCTAGCTTTCCAAACTCTTCTATTGAGATTTCTTGAGGTTCTCCTATAAGCATAGTTCCATAACACAAACCATGTCCCAAGAGATAAACAGGATCTTTTGGTTTAATATCATATTTCTTGGACTTAACAAATCCAGTCTTAAATCCTGTAGAGATCCAATGAGCATGAGGTTCAATTAAATATAAACCAGTTCTTGGAGCAGTCTCTACTTTCTTGATAAAGTCCTTTGGGACAATGGGTTGAATATCTTCAGTTGTAGTAACTGCATTATTTTCTATTTCTGGCATCAAGGTCCACTTCAGGAAATATATAGTTTTCCATCTTTATCTTTTGGTTGCTTCTCAGTTTCTTTCTTTTTTCTCTTTTCTGCCATTTCTGCATCCTTTCGTTCTTTCAAAGTTCTAGTCCATTTGGTATCAAACTCTAGGAATTCAATAGACATCCTTCTAAGTCCTTCAGCAATCTCATTTAATTCAGTCTCATTGAAAAGCTTCATGATAGATGGATGTTGTACCCAAGCACTCCATCCCAATGTTGATGCATTAATAGCAGTGATAGCTTCCTCTACTAAGGAAACTAGGTCAAGGCGATCTCCTGCTTTCTTATCTTTCAAATGCTTGATGATGGCTTCAGTCTTCTTAATATAATCATCTACTGGAGATTCTTCTGACATAATTCATACCTACTTATTAGATCATATACTCCTTAAAAAAGATTTAGGAAAGGAGAACTTTAAGATAATCATCTAAAGTCTTCCCTGGTCTTACGACCACTTTAAAGTCTGTGGGCTCTATTGAATGTTGATAGTTCTTATCAGGAATCACTACTTCCTTGAAGTTCCAACTTTCAGCAGCTTTGATCTTCTCATATAATCCACCTACAGCAGTAATCTCTATCTCATCATCTGAAGATATATTTATCTCTCCAGTCACAGCAACATCTTGTCTAATTGGTTTCTTCTCTAACAAAGAGCACAAAGCAAGAGTCATTGTAACACCAGCAGAGGGACCATCTACTGCATAAGACTGTGAGAAGTCTATGTGAGTACAGTAATCTTTGGCTACATCTACACCATATTTCTTCAGGATCACAGATCTCACCTTAGATATTGACCCAGGCATATACAAGGCATCCTTTGGAACACCAGTTACTCTGAAGTATCCACAATCTTTCTTAGCTTTGATCATCTGTGCTTTTATTCTTAGGACTGACCCAACAGATTCTCCTGAGCATGGATCTGAACAAACAGCTAAACCATAGATTATTCCTGGTTTCTTTCCAGATGGATTAATTTCTAAGAATTTGTTCTCTTCCTTGATATAATTCTCCAAGATCTGCTTCTGAATAGTCTTACAGTGATCTGTGATAGCTTCCTTTACACGCTTCTCAGATACTTCTGTCTCTCCTGCATTCATAGCTAGTACAGATGCTGTTTTAAGGATTGATATCAGAGGTCTAAACTTTGCTGTTAAAGTTTCTCTTTTATCAGATTTTCTTCTAGCTTCTTCGACTACTTCAATGCAAGCATCTCTTGTGAATGGCATTAGGTTGAATCTATTAATTTCCTGAGCAATGAATTGAACATATCTTCTTCTGCTTTCTTCTGTGTTTGGAAAATCATTGTTCATTCTAACTACTTTTCCATAGCCATAGATACGGTCCATCAAAGCAGGATGTATTTCATGAATAGAATCAAAGTTCCCTGCTCCTACAAGAAAAGTAACACATGGAAGTGGCTCAGTAGCTACTGCCATTGCAGAAGTATCTCCACCATGGAATTGTGATCTCAAAGCAATTGGTAGTTGACCATCTTCTAGAACTGTCAATAAAGTTATTGCCTCGGCTGGTAACAAGTTCTTTAACTCATCTATATACAGAATTCCTAAGTTAGCTCTATGAACATCACCAGCAGATACTCTCTGATGTTCTGGAGTTCCAAGTCCACCTGTTTGATAAGGATCCCAAGCTATTGAACCAAAGAGTTGTGAAGAACCATGTCCAGTTGCATCTATAAATTGAGCTATTTGTTGAGAGTTGTCAATTAACATCTTAGGAGCATCAGTATTCTCAGCATTTCCTATTCCTTTTGATCCTCCACCCATTCCTCCAAGCATTTTCAAAAGATAACCCATGAACATACCAGAGAACAGAAGTATTCCTCCTCCAGATATCAAAGGAATGAGAATAGGATTACTTTCAAAGCAATAGATTATCCAACTTAGAAAAGTCTGGAAAATATTAGCTACTGGAAATCCGAATTGAAGTAAAGTATAAACACATTCTGGATTATTTACTAACCAAGGATAGAATATTACATATGATGCAATGAAAAGAAAAGCAGTGCCCAAAGAAACTATTAACCATTTGATTAAATTAGTCCAGAATCCTTTCTTCCAAGCTTTCCTTTCTACTTTCTTTCTTTCTTTGCTAATGATTTCTTTTCCTTTAGGAGATGGAAGTATTGAGATCCTAGGTTCACTAGGGATAATTAGATTCTTCCAAGATAGAACATCATACATCTTTACATTATGTTCTTTGTAAAGATCAGTTAGCTTCTCAGCAAGAGCTCTACCTATCAAAGATTTCCCTGTTCCTGGATCACCTAGCAAGAATAGATATGGACCAGGAGAAAGTTTCTTCTTAATTGTTGGTTTAGCATTCTCTGGATTCTCCCAATCTTTCCACCAATTATCTTTATCTAAGTTCTTGAGTTTATGGACCCATTCATCAAGACACAAGTAACATTCTTTCATTGCCTGGTCTTGACCTATGACCCAGTCTAAAAGTTTGGTAGAAAGAGGGAATCCTTCAGTTGAATGGAAATTCTCCCAATCCCATTCCACTTCTGGAATATTAGCCCACTTTATCTTTGACTTTCCTTTGCCGAAGTATTTTTCTTTTCTTTCTTGTTCAGACATTCTAATCCTTCCTCTTTACTTAGTCCCTCTTTTGTTTTGGGACAATTCTGACAATACTTGAACAATTCACTCAAAGGTATATTCTTTTCCTTTCTTATTGGACATTCAATATCTTCTTGGTAAACACAATTGATGGCTTGTACCTTATCCTTTCTCTCATCTTCCAAGAGTGGCAAGCCAAGTTCTCCCCTCAATTTGTTTTCCAAAGATCTATCCACATGGAGCACTCCCTTCTCAGTTAGCATTGAGATTGATCTCATTCTGAGCATCTGAGTCTCAGGAGAAGATTCTCCAAATTCTACCTCTGGAATACTTTGCAGCTTTTTCTGGATTCTCACTTCGGCTAGGAGTTGTTCATCCAGTTCACTTTTGATTTCTTCTGTGTACATCTTAGCTGCTCTTTCGAAATCAATGTTAGAAAATTCTGCACCACCTTTGCTCTCTTTGGATCCTGCTGGTGAAATGAATCCAACTGGATTATCCAATGCTCTAGCTATTTCTCCAGCCAAGAAAGCCCATAGATCAACAATAGGTGCTAAAGGTGTTTTACTCTCTAATCTTCCTGGTTTAATCCAGACAGGAAGTATAAGTTCCTCAGCACTCTCTAAGTTCTTGAGAACTTTCTTTGCTTCAGCAATCAAAGGTGCATCAACAGGATGGTTTAGATCACCAATGTTAAAGTATATAATTGGGAATCCATGTCTATACAGAGCTTCTCCATAAGCCTCTTCCAAGTTCATCCTAATCCAGGATGCCTTGAATGCAGGTTCTAGTGGAGATATTCCTAGACACTCAACTCCCAAAGTAAAGAAGTTCATCAGAACTACATCTTTCATTGCAAGATCAATGCTATCACTATTTACTGTTTGTACCAATCCAACAGGATTCAAATTGTCATCTAACAAGATTTTTCCATCAGCATCTTTCTGCCAGTCTACAGTCTTCGGATCTACAATGACAAGTTGAACAATGTTACCTTGTGAATCTCGAACCTTTTCAATAACAGAATATCCATAAATGATAATATCCAAAATAGCTTCCCAGAGTACTTTCTTCAAATTCACAGTTCTAGCCCAAGCTTCCATTGAGACACGATCTTTCTCATCTCCACCTGAGAAGTAAATTCTTGGAGAAGCTATTGCTCTCCTAAGACGGTTTACACCAGCAAAGACGAGAGGATCCATTCTATATAGAAGTTCTGCTTTCTTTTGAACTTGAGTTTCTTTCTTTAGTCTCTCAGTATCTCCCTTACTCTTCCTAGTTCTAGTAACTGCCACTAGATCTGCCAATGACAGTTCAACTTTTTCAGGTGGGATGTCACTTGGTTTGGTTCGTCTTAAAGCATCATAGAGTTTTCTTACTCTAGATCTTGAATCATCCTTTGGTTCTTCATTAGTCATAGTGTTTCTCCCCTGCTATAATATGTCTTCTGAATGAAGAGTAGGAAAGATTGTATGCTTCATTCTTAGTCTCAAAGTATTTCTGTCTAGCCATTCTCTGAAGTTGTCTCAAAGATCTTTTCTCTTTGAATAACTCATCATGGAATGTTGGATCTAAGTCTTTCAATTGACAAACTTTACATCTAGGTTCCATCAAGATTCCTCCTTAGATATCTTGTCATCTAGATCCATCTTAATAAGTTCCCTGAGTCTAGCAGAAGCTGATTTATGTTTCTTGATAAATTCTGCCCACATTTCCTCGTCTACTACAAAGGATCTAGTTTTCATATTTCTTTTCCTCTCTTTATGATAGTTATTTAACCTATCTAACATACATAGGGTATTTAACATATATAAGCTTATCGGTATGCTAATTACCGAGAAGGAAAATATTCAAATAAACATAAGGTGTTTCATTGTTTCAGGTTCGGCAATATAACCATAGGGACCCAAGTTTCGGTTCGCCCTTTCCCTACCTACTGGCACATATGCATGTTCTTCCTTGTATATAGGAAAGTATAAGAAATAGGGATCCTCTAAGTATAATGAGGAATAAGATGCCAAGAACACCTCCTGTAGAAATACAAGAAGCTCAATGGACTAGATGGACTCACCTGGACTTCTTCTTTGAAGATCTTACAAGAACTAAGGTCTTTGGAAAGCAGAAGCAATTCTTTGATTTTGTAGAAGATATTGATAATGAAGATCATATCTGTTTGTGTGCTGGAAGAGGTTGTGGAAAGACATGGTCTCTTGCAGTTGTAGCCTTATGGTGTGCTTTCGTACTAGCTCATGTTCAGAATGAACCAATAGCAGTGGCTGTATTAGCGGGCTCAAAAGATGAATCACAAAGATTGTTCACTTACATACGAAGGATTCTCAAAGGTCACAAGGAACTTGATCAATATATATCTGAGAATCTAAAGGGTGGTCTGAGATTTACCAAAGATTACATTGAGTTTAAAGATGGATCAACGATAGAAGCTCTTGCTTGTTCTATGACTGGTGTATGTGGTCCTCGTGCTAATCTTCTGATTATAGATGAAGCTGGTCTGGAAGAATTCAAGGAAGATGTGAAAAATGAATCTTTTGAAATTATCACTGGTCAGAAGTGGGGAAGAATCATTATGGCTTCAACACCATATTACTATAGATCTCCTTTCGTTAATATCTATCTAGCTAATCAAGGTTGGAGAAAAGTCAATTGGTCTCAGGAAGATTGTCCATGGATTAAGAAAACTGAGATAGAAAGAAAGAGAAAAGATTATACTGAAGTTGAATTCAAAATTAGAATTCAGGGAATTCCTACTCCACAAGAAGGAAAGATGTTTGAACCATCAAAACTTAGAATAATACTCAAAGATCCAACTGAGATACATTACTCGGACTATTCAAGAATCATTGCTGGTATAGATTGGGGACAGAATATTTCACAGACTTCTCTTGTTGTTATAGATATCAATCCAGTAGATAAGAAGGTCCGTGTTGTTAACTCTTGGTTGTTTTCTACTCCAGATCATTCAGAAATCATTCCATCAATAGTTCAACTCTTGACTCAGAATCAAGTCACAAAGATAGTTATGGATATCCAGCCTCCAAGTGCTTGTGCAATGATGAAGAAAGCTCTACTTCATATCAATATTGAAGTTAGAGAGCAAGCCTTTACTCATGGACGAGGAGATGCAATGTACCATAATTTGAAGAGGTTAATAGAGAAAGACTTAATTGAAATTCCACATGTCTATACTGGTCAGATGAATACATTAGCTGAACAACTTAGAGAAATGCAATGGGAGAAAGATCCCAAGGTAAGAACTGACTTGGTAGATGCATTGGCTCTTGCTTGCTCTGAAGAAGGTGGATATGAGGTATTTCGTGAAGAGGAAACCAAGAATACAATGAAAGACCAGATGAAAGCTTGGACAGATGCAATGAAAACTTCCAAGGATATCAAAATTGTACCAGATGAATATACTCAACCAGAAGCAGAGGAAGAACCATTCGATTATCCAAAGGAATTACAAGGAAATAAAGAAGACCAGATATTCTGGGAAGATCCTAACTTTGGAGACCTGAGAATAATGTCAAAGGCTGAAGCACGAGCAATCTATAGGAAAGGTACAAAACATAAGCTAACTGGTCCAAGGGGTGAACGGATGTGACAGGTTGTCGTCTGTGCAAACTAAAGAATGAGAACATGAGACCTCAGGTAGAACTTATAGAAATGATGCTCAAAGATAAAGGACATACAGATTGGAATCTTTCAAAGCCTCTATCTTATAATCAAATAAGTTATATAGCTTATATAAACTATGGAATTGAGATTGAAAGGCATGCTCTTCAGAGACACTTTGTCAAATGTATGGGTTGTGGATATCTTAGAGCTCCTATCTATTATAATCGTTACTTGAAGGTTTGGATTGATAGAAGCACTGGAACAATCATTCCAAAGGATAAGGTAGGTAAGTACAAGAGATCAAGATCTCATGGCACTTTAAACCAGGATCCTCCTATAGAGTTAGATCCGAAACAGATAGTGAAAGAGGAATAGAACCAAGAATCATATCATCAAGTTGAATTCAAGATTATTCTGTATCCCTCCGTCTTGTATAAGTGTCTAGGCAAGACAACAGTTCTTCGTTTATCCGTTCTTTTATATTCTAAGTTCTTCTGGGCAGAGGAGGCTAGATTATCCTTCTTTTTGAGAATAAGAGTTGCTTAGAACCTGTCTTTAATTCCTCTGTGAGGAGAAGGAATCTTTTTCTGTTCCAAGTCCAATCCTCAACTCTTTCAACAAATCATCCTTCGAATACTGTCATATTACTAAAAGAAGAACTATTCTATTAATCCTAGTATAAGGGAAAATTGAACTAATTTACTCTAAAGGGTCGAATATGGAAAGCGGAAAACTTAGCTCTTTTCTAAGGGTTTTAGAAAAATCGAATAATCGAAACAATGGACAATACAGAGTTTAATTATCTATTACAAAAACCATGATTATATAAGGCAAGTGTATTTGTGTTCTACAGTTTCTTTTCCCATGCTAACTCTAGCTTACTGTAGTTTTGTTCTACATGACAACAATGTATTATTGTAGAACAGTTAAGATTTTTGGATGTTCATAATGACTGTATTTGTGTTGTGCAGTTTCCAGAATCTAAAAATAAAGTGTAGATATGCACAACACCATTTTTAAAATCTAGTGCTTAGAGTTTATAAATTCATTCTGGAGTCATGGATAAAAGCACTATAACCTATTTAAAGACATAGTTCTATGTGTAGGCAAAAAGAGTATTTAAGAACATCAAATGAACTGTAGATAGACTTGTTTTGAGGTTATTGAGTATGGTTATCATATCAAATAATTGTCCTTTAGCTGGAAGAGGCTCAGGATGGGTTTAGAATGACTGTATTCTGAAAAGTCAATTTTAAGAAAAATAGCCTTTTAGCATATTGTTTTAAAATCTCTAAGTTTTCCCATAAGCAGAATGAACAGAAAAGAGTCTTGTGTATTTCTGTTGTGCAGATATACATACCATGCATGGAGAGCCTAAACTCTATCGCCTCAAATTGAACTCAGTTTGGTTGCTTCATGGATGTTGATATTCATAATATGGCATAAAGAAGCCTGAAATGAGGTTCTTTTTATCCAATTTTCACTTTTCAACATACATCCATTAAACTGTATATTGGAAAAATACTTTACAAACGTAAACCCTTTTTAAAAAAGTCAGAGCTTTGGAGTTTGTTTGATGAGTTGATGTTATGAAAATGACTCTATTGCCAGCTAAGTTCCTGAGACTTAAGCAATTCAGAAAAGAGTCTTGAATTGGAGAGCTTTGGATGAATAAGACTGTTTGCACTTAGTTCCCATGAAGTCCATAAAATTATTGAATTCCTTAAATATGCACTCTGAACAATAGATTATATAATCATGCAACTAATCTCTTCGAATTAGACTCTGTTCAGGAAAAGAAGCCTGAATCTTGTTGGCTTTATATTGAAAACCATGCAATAGGCTAAAATCAACATTGGAGAATCTAAAGTTTAATTCTGAGTTTACGAAGTGTATATTTGGAGTGCTGTCTCCTTTTGCAATTTAAAGCCCAAATCTTGTCGAAAAAATCTCGAAATAAGAGGTTTTCATGGTAAATGATTTTGACTGAACTAATGAAGTCCATGCTACAGTTAAAGGGAAAACCTCAAATTGGAGTCCTTTCAGGATTCGCTGGCATGAGCAAGCTCAGATTCCGTATAGCCTCCTGTAATTAAAAATAGGGTTCATGTAGGATATGCATATATACTTAATCAACATATAGGTTTTTTGAGTGAACACACCATGATGCACATTAAGAGCATGAAAAAGGATTCTAGTCAAAACCCTTCGAAGGAAAACTTAGCGAATTTTCAGAAAAGCCTTTCAGAGCTAAAGTTTTCTGAAAGCAGAGCTTTAGAGAATTCCCTAAGTTTTCCACAATGCAGTAGCGACCCGATAGAGAAAAAGTCTATGTGTAGAACAAAACTACAAGAGCATAAGGATATCCTTAGAAACGCTACAGTAGGGAATATTTTAACCATTAAACATATTGAATCTGGGAGTTATGGAAGGTATGAACCTTTAACCAATACTATAAGCCTCTGCATTCCTTATGATGTTTATGATTCAAAAACGAATATGGTTTCTTATCACATGAGAGGAAAAATTCATGGAATTAGTAAAAAGAGAATCTTTAAAGAAACCTTAGAGAATATCGTTTTATCAGAGCTAGAACATGAGTCATTGCATCAGATTTTAGCTCTCGTTATTGATATTGAAACCTCTGAAAACTTAGATAATTCGATATGTGGTTTTCCCTTAGAGATATGGAGAGATAAAGAGCAATGGTTTAATAAACGATATTTAGCCTTTAAATCTCCAAAGGAGGAAGAAAAGAGTACCTTTTCGGGAAAGGACAAAAATCTGGGGAGAAATCGGGAAGAACATAATGGAAAGGATGTTAAAGAGCTAGAATTAAGCTCTATTCCTAGTAATGGGCTAGAAATAGCCTCTTACGGTTTGACCATTCCTAAAATGGTCATTAAAAACAAAACGAAGGTAAAAACAATGGTCTCAAAAGAAAAGAAGCAGATTGCTCAAGTTGTTGAGCAAAAGAAGATTGAAAAACCTCAGGAATCTGTTATTG